GACGATCCTCACTCGGAGCAGGACGTAAAGGTCAACAGCCGGCTGGCTTTTGATACTGCGTGGTCGTGGTTCCAGACAGGCCCACTGCAGCGCCTGATGCCGGGCGGCGCCATACTGATCATCATGACCCGGTGGGGCAAGCTGGACCTGACCGGGCGTCTGCTGGACTACCAGACCAAGAACCCCGACGCCGAGCCGTGGGAGGTGGTGGAGCTGCCGGCCATCCTCAACGAGGACACGGAGAACGAGAAATCGCTATGGCCCGAGCAGTGGCCGCTGGGGACGCTCAAGCAGAAAAAAGCCGCCCTGGACCCGCAGTATTGGAACGCCCAGTACATGCAGAACCCGGTCTCAAACACGGCGGCCATCATCAGTAGAAAGCTCTGGCGCATCTGGGAGGCAGACGACCCGCCGCGCTGCGACTACGTGATCCAGTCCTGGGACACGGCGTTTGAGGCCAAGACCAGCGCCGACTACAGCGCCTGTACTACCTGGGGCGTGTTCTACAACGAGGAAGAGGACGACAAGGCGCAGATCATCCTGCTCGACGCGTTCAAGGACAGGATGGCGTTCCCCGAGCTCAAGGCCGTGGCGCTCAAGCACTACAAGGAGTGGCAGCCCGACGCGTTCATCATTGAGAAGAAAGCCGCTGGGGCCCCCCTGATACAGGAGCTGCGCAAGATGGGCATCCCCGCGCAGGAGACCAACCCAAGCCGGGGCAACGACAAGATCAGCCGGGTCAACGCCATCGCAGACCTGTTCGCCTCGGGGATGGTCTGGTGCCCGGACACCCGGTGGGCCCGGGAGGTCATCGAGGAGGTGGCGTCGTTTCCCAACGGAGACAACGACGACTACGTGGACACCACGTCTCAGGCCCTGCTACGATTCAGGCAAGGCGGCTTTATCGCTCTGGACAGCGACGAGCCCGACGAGCCACGCTTTTTCAAACGCCGGGCGCGGGCGTACTATTAAGGATACACAATGGCCACCAACATCGACAAGGCGCTCTACAGCGCACCCACCGGCATCGAGGAGCTTGCTCAAAACGAGGAGCCCATTGAGATTGAGATCATTGACCCCGAGCAGGTCAACATCCATGCGGGTGATCTCGACGTGTCCATCACGCCGGGGGAAGCTGAAGACCCGTTCGCGGCCAACCTTGCCGACGAGCTGGACGAGGGGGAGCTGGCGACGCTGGCTGGCGAGCTTGCCGATGACATCACCAACGACCTGGGCTCACGCAAGGAGTGGGAGAAGTCCTACGTGCAGGGCTTAAAACTGCTGGGGCTGCAGTACGAGGAGCGCACGGAGCCGTGGGACGGCGCTTGCGGCGTGTTCCACCCGATGATCACCGAGGCGGTGGTCAGGTTCCAGTCGGAGTCGATCACAGAGACGTTCCCGGCCCAGGGCCCGGTCAAGACCAAGATCGTTGGCCAGCAGACGCCTGAGAAGGAAGAAGCCGCCGAGCGGGTGCAGGACGACATGAACTATGAGCTCACCGAGGTGATGCGCGAGTTCCGCCCCGAGCACGAGCGCATGCTCTGGAGCCTGCCGGCCACCGGCTCGGCGTTCAAGAAAGTCTACTACGACCCCAACCTGGGGCGCCAAGTCAGCATGTTTGTGCCCGCCGAGGACATCATATTGCCCTACGGGACGACGGACCTGGACACCTGCTACCGTGTAACGCACACCCTCAGAAAAACAAAAAGCGAGATCATCAAGCTGCAGCAGGCGGGGTTCTACAGAGACATCGAGCTGCCCGAGCCGGACAAGAGCAAGACCGACATCCAGCAGGCCAAGGACAAGGAAACGGGCTTTTCGGACCTCAACGACGACCGATACACCCTGTACGAGAGCCACGCGGACCTCGTGATCAAGGGCGACGAGCACACAGAGTGTGACGAGGACGGCCAGCCGCTGGGGATCACGTTGCCGTACGTGGTGACGGTACTAAAAGGCAGCAACGAGGTGCTGGCCATCCGCAGAAACTGGACGCCAGACGACAAATTGCACCTCAAACGGCAGCATTTTGTGCACTACCAGTACATTCCGGGCTTCGGGGCGTACGGGTTCGGGCTTTTTCACCTGATCGGGGGCTACGCCAAGAGCGCGACGAGCATCATGCGCCAGTTGGTGGACGCTGGGACGCTGTCGAACCTGCCCGGGGGCTTAAAAACCCGTGGTTTGCGCATCAAAGGCGACGACACACCCATCGCTCCGGGCGAGTTTCGGGATGTGGACATCTCCTCGGGGGCTCTGCGGGACAACATCCTGCCCCTGCCGTACAAAGAGCCGTCGGCTGTGCTGGCGGGGCTCATGGACAAGATCGTCGAGGAGGGGCGCAGGTTCGCAGCCACCGCAGACATGAAGGTCAGCGACATGTCTGCTCAGGCCCCGGTGGGCACGACGCTGGCCCTGCTGGAGCGCCAGCTCAAAGTGATGACGGCCGTCTCTGCGCGGCTCCACTTCTCGTTCAAGCAGGAGCTCAAGCTGCTGGCGGGGCTGATCCGCGACTACACGGACGAGGACTATGACTACGAGCCGGTCGATGCACCGCGCAAGGCCAAAAAGGGCGACTACAGTCACGTCGAGATCATCCCGGTCAGCGACCCCAACGCGGCCACCATGAGCCAGCGTGTTGTCCAGTACCAAGCGGTTATCCAGATGGCGCAGATGGCCCCGGACATCTACGACCTGCCCAAGCTGCACAGGGGTATGTTGGAGGTGCTGGGCATCAAGAACGCCGCTGAGCTTGTGCCGCTGGAGGACGATCAGAAACCGAAAGACCCGGTCTCGGAGAACATGGCTGCGCTTAAGGGTGAGCCGCTCAAGGCGTTCATGTACCAGGACCACGAGTCGCACATCAAGGTACACACCTCGGCCATGCAGGACCCGATCATCATGCAGCTCGTGGGGCAGAACCCCAGAGCGCCGCAGATTCAGGCAGCCATGACGGCGCACATCGCAGAGCACGTTGGGTTCGCATACAGGCAGAAGATTGAGCAGCAGCTCGGCATGCCGCTGCCGCCACAGGACGAGAAGCTACCGCCCGAGATCGAGCTGCAGCTCTCAGCCATGATGGCCCAAGCCGCGCAGCAGGTGCTCCAGCAGAGCCAAGCGCAGGCCGCCCAGCAGCAGGCCCAGCAGCAAGCGCAAGACCCCGTGCTTCAAATGCAGCAGCAAGAGTTGCAGCTACGCGGGCAGGAGCTGCAGATCAAGATGCAGGAGGCCCAGATCAAGGAGAAGCAGATGGCCATCGACGCTGCCGCCCGGGCCGATGAGCTGGCGCTCAAGCGCGAGGAGTTGACCGCACGCATGCAGTTGGAGGGCACCAAGGTGGCGGCCAAGGTTCGGTACGACACCGAGCGGCTGGCCGCTGAGCAACAGCGCGACGGCGTTCGCATGGGTGTGGACATCGCCAAGACTAAAGACCAGATGGCCGCGCAGCGGATACAGCAGCAACAAAAGGAGAAACCAGCCAAATGATCCAAGATTTCGCACGCGTACTGCGCGAGAAGCTACGCACCGACATGAACAACTACGCCGATGACTTGGCCGGCGGAGCATGTCGCTCATTTGACGAGTATCAAAAACTCTGCGGGGTGATTCAGGGTCTTGCCCTTGCAGAGCGTCATTTAATCGACCTTGCAGAGAAAGTTGAAAAAGCCGATGAGTGAACTTGATCTCTCCCCCGGTGCATTTGCACTGCCTGATCCCATCCAGACAATGGATGCGCCAGCTCCCAACGCAACAGCGGAGGAAAAAGCGACCAGCCTGCCGTCCCCTACCGGGTGGAAATTGCTGTGCGCTGTACCCGAAGTATCTGAAAAGTACGAGGGAACCACACTGGAGTTGGTTAAACCTACGTCATTTGTTAAACAAGAAGAACACGCCACCACGGTGCTGTTCGTCCTGGAAGTTGGCCCCGACGCGTACAAAGACCAAGCCAAGTTTCCAAACGGGGCGTGGTGCGAGAAGGGTGATTTCATCTTGGTGCGCACTTATTCGGGCACACGCTTCAAGATTTTTGGCAAGGAGTTTCGACTGATCAACGACGATCAGGTCGATGCGGTGGTGCAAGACCCGCGTGGCAGTACACGCGCATAAGGAGCAAGCATGGCAAGCGAATTCAAGTTTCCTGACGAGCAGGACGACAAAGACGACAAGATTGAGATTACGACATCGGGTGAAAGCGATGTAGAAATCGAGATTGTCGATGACACCCCCGAGCGTGACCGGGGCCGTAAACCGTTGGATCGGGAGGTCTCAGACCCCACCGATGACGAGTTGGACAGTTACACCGAGGGCGTCAAAAAGCGCCTGAAGGAGCTGACCCACGCCCGCCACGACGAGCGCCGGGCCAAAGAAGCCCTGGCCCGCGAGAAAGCAGAGCTGGAGCGGCTCGCGCACGCGATGGTGGACGAGAACAACCGGCTCAAGCAGTATGTGCAGAACGGCTCGGCACAGTATGTCTCAATGGCGCAACAGGCGGCGGAAGCCAAGCTTGAGAAAGCCCGGCGAGACCTCAAGGCCGCGCAGGAGGCGTTTGATACTGACGCCATCATTGCCGCCCAGGAAGCCCTAGCCGAAGCCAAGTGGGAGTCGCAAGGCGCAAAAAATATGCGCGCACCCACTTTACAACAGCCGCAAGAAGATGTACAAAGCTACCAACCGCAAAACCAACAGGTGCGGGCCGACGAAAAGACACTGCGCTGGCAGGCAAAAAACCAGTGGTTCGGCTCGGACGGGTTTGAGGAAATTACCAGCTACGCACTAGGGCTGCATCAAAAGCTAGTTGCAAACGGGGTGGACCCCCGCAGTGATGAATATTTCGAGCAGATAGATGCTCGCGTACATTCCAAGTTCCCAGAGATTTTTGGGGGCGCGGAAGAAAAACAACGGTCGCAAGGTTCTTCCACGGCACCAGCTAGAAAACCTGCATCTGTTGTGGCTCCTGCCAGTCGTTCGACGGGCAAGAGAAAGGTTGAGCTTACGCCATCGCAAGCCGCGTTGGTTAAGAAATTCAATCTCGATCCGCAAAAGTATGCACAGGAAGTTTTGAAACTGGAGGCCCAAAATGGTTGAAACCCAAGATCGCACTGCCCGGGAGTTGAAGTCCCGCGATAAAACCGCTCGCGCTGTATACGTACCGCCGAGCAATCTGCCTGATCCGACACCTGAGCCAGGGTGGGTTTACCATTGGGTTGGTACTCATATCCTTGGGCAGGCAAACCCCACCAACGTGTCCCAAAAGATGCGTGAGGGTTGGGAGCCGGTGAAAGCGACAGACCATCCAGAACTGATGCTCTTGGGTAATGAGAAAACTGGCAACGTGGAGATCGGCGGCCTCATGCTGTGCAAGATGCCCTCTGAACGCTACCGTGCCCGCCAGGAGTACTACAACCGACAAGCTCAGGGACAGATGGACTCAGTGGATAACCACTTTTTGCGTAACAATGACCCGCGTATGCCGCTGTTCTCGGAGAAAAAATCCTCCACGACACGCGGTGCCGGGTTTGGTTCTGGTTCAAAGTAACAAGGAGTCCTTAAATGGCATCAGTAGCAGCCCCCTACGGGCTTAAGCCCGTAAATCAGTTGGGTGGCACCCCATATGCAGGTGCAACCCGTACTTATCTCATTGACCCCGCAGGCACCGCCGCAAACATTTTCAACGGCTCGCCCGTGTATGTAAATGCAAACGGCTACTTGGCTGTGGCAACTGCAACCGGCGCTGACGCGACGACTAACGGCTTCCCCGTGGGCACCGCTAACACAGGTA